GCAGATCTGGCCTCGTTTTGAGGCCACCTAACTCTCTCATTCTTAACCACTTATCTATCTGGTCTCGTTTCGATACCATCATAATGGCCTCCTTTTAAGACCGTGCTTGTTTCTCCGGCTCGCGTAAAGTCCAGCGTATCCTATATGTCAAGCACATCCATGTAACACCTGTCAAGTCTTTTCGCTCCCACAGGCTTCCGCTGTTATCTCTTGCATTACTCGCCTTGCTTGACCGATACTCATTGCGTTATGACGCAACGACAGTTCCTTCGGCTCCTCCAGGCGGAGGCCAATAAATCCCCGACTCGATGGAAGGCCGCAGAGCGGTTCGGTGTCTCTGAGTCCACGCTCTCGCGCGTCATCAATGGGAAGATCGAACCGAACGATGTTCTGCTCGGCCACTTCAGCCTAAAGCGCCAAGTCGTCTACATCCCGCTACCAAAAGTCAATAGCCTAACTGTTGATACGAAAATAAATATCGACGAAACTTGCACGGACCCGCAAGTCTAGAAGGCCGTTTCTACCGCTGGAGATGCCCGCATGAGCGAGATACGCGAGTCGGCGATTTCGACCGACCAAGCGTCCGAACCAGCCGAGTTAGTCAAGCTATCGCGAAAACAGCTTTGGCGAGCTTCTGTCAGTTTGGAGTTTGACCTGCTGCCGGTTCTGACATGGCGCGGTGAGATCCAGGCGGGCACGCCAGCCGGCGCTGCGAATCGCGCAGTCAGAGCAGCACGCAAAACCTTCCGCGGAAAGAAACCCCGCAGTTGGGCCATCGTTGTCGAGAAGCTCTAGGCGCACTCATGCGTCTAACCGCGTTGTTTTGGTGGATTGACCGTTGGCGGAAATCGTCAGCCTATATGGACATGACGCTCGAAGAACAAGGCGCTTACCGGAACCTGTTGGATGAGGCTCACTTACGCGGCGGGCCGCTCCCGAATGATCCTCGGATTCTGGCGAAGGCGTGCGGCGATGCGCTCGCGTGGCCGCGTGTGCAAATCGCGGTCATGGCGCGGTTCGACCTCCGAGACGACGGCTGGCACAACGACACCCTTGACAAAATCCTTAAAGAATCCGTCCGCAGAGCTACAAAGCAGGAACGCTATCGAGAACGTTTACACGGTAACGCATCCGGTAACAAGAACGGTAACAAACAAGGTAACAAGTTGGGGTCTCCGGATCCGTCTCCGTCTCCGTCTCTTATCTCCGGAACCGTCTCAGGAGCCGGAACAAAGAAGACTCGTCGAGCATTGGTAGGTAATACGAAGAATTAGAACCTCGCGGAGCGAAGAAAAACCATGATGCACGATTACGAAACCAAAAGCCGCCTACTCGCTAAACTCCTGCGAGAACTTTTGGATTCCAATCGGTTTGAGAATTTGGCGGATCTCGCTGACGCGCTGAAGACTCGTTGCGCGAAGCTCAAGATCAAGTATCGCGAGGACGACGTAACCGCCGCGATGAAGATGCTCGCGTCGAATCGCCAGATCGCCGACACACCGAAGGGATTACAACCAGCGCTGACGACAAAGCCGCTCTCGGTTGAAGGCGAAATCATTCCCCGCGCAGCGGCGAGCAAGATTTACGACGAACTGATGGCGCGGTATCGCTCTGAACATCCGAAACCGGAACCGAAGCAGTCGAATGACGCGCCTGAACACTTTCCAACGCTGATGCCGGTATGAGCGAACTCTTCGACGCGGATCTTGTCTCGCGTCTCTCGGCTCTGCCGGAGCCCCATGTCTTGAATTATTTCTGGATGATGCGGCGCGAAGGTGTGCCGGCGCTCGAGCTGCTCGCGCAACTCTCGAAAGTCAGAATCAAGCGGCCGGCGTCATGGAATCCGGCGAAAATTCGTAAGCAACATGAGGCCGGTGATGGGATGGGGCCAGCCGACAAGCAACAATGTTTCGGCTGCACGGCCACAAATCGGCGCCTGTACTCGCATCACATCGTGGAAGTGTTCCACGGCGGCAGCAACGACGTGCGAAACAAAGTCGCGCTATGCTTCGGCTGTCACAAGACGCTGCATCCGTGGCTGACTGAAGAACCGCCGCCATCACACGTCAACGGATTCGAGTCGCTATACGACATTGCAAAGCGAGTCTTCGCATGAGGGCGTGGAATCGCGTGGCCGTGCCGACCTTCTGCGGGAGCTGCCGTGCGTTGATTCCCGCCGAAGATCCGGCGCTGTTCATCACGCTTCCAGGTGTGAAGCGCGTCAAGATTCGCTGTCAGGAATGCGAAGGTGCGGCGCCGGCTGACCTACCGGAATTGGTCAAGAGCACCGTGCCGAAACTCGAAGACATGGATCCCATCGCGAAAATCGCGGCGGAGTTTCAGGGCGTAATTTGGAAACGTGGGTAGCGGTTGGGCGATGTCAAGGCGTGAGAGCCATGAAAGACAAACATCTCGGTTTAGAATTTCGCGCCGTCATTCAAGTTGTCACGATCGCGAAGTTCAGAAAGCCTCGCGCGCCGAAGAACTGCAATATTCACGCGTATCACGTCTGGGGTTGGTGGACACGTCCTGATGATCCAAACCAGCAACCGATTGATGGCATGAACTGTCAGTGTGGTTGTTTAACGTGGACGTTCAGAGCTAATTTGCCGGTTGAGGCGTGAGAGCCCCATGAAAGAACACCAATGAGAAAATATCTCGTCGCATTAGTCGCCGTTCTGTGCGCGAGCTGCGGCGGGAGTTCGCCCACCAGTCCAAGCGTGACACCTCCGCCAGTCGTTGTCGTTCCGCCGGCGCCCACCGCGGCAACAGTAAGTCTTCACGTCACCGCCACGAACGGAGGACAAGCGCTCGGCGGTGTCTCCGTGAACATCAACGGTCAATCTGCGTTGACTGATGCACTCGGGAATTTCACAAGCACGCAACAGTTCGGCACACCGCGGATTTCACTAACGGGCGTAACCATTCTGCCGCGCTCAGTCAGTGCAGCCGTGAATACCTCGCGCACGGTGAACCTCGATGCGATTGCGCTCGGCGGAAGTTTCGATCCAGTGCTCTATCGGCAGATGGTGCGCAACGCGGCCGATGGAACCGGCAACGAACCGCTACGACGTTGGACACGCACCCCGCAGATTTATCTCAAAACCGTCGATGAAGCCGGCGAAGCCATTCACGGTCCCATGCTGGATCTGATCGAAGCCACGATCCGATCCGCGGTGCCGCAGTGGACTTCTGGCGCACTCGGCACACCAATGATTACACGCGGAACAGGCTCACAGCTCGGCGTCCCTGGTTGGATCACCGTGCGATTCCCCGCCACGAATATGCTGCTCGACGGATTCTGCGGCCGTGCTGATGTGGGACTTGAAGGCGGCTTCATCGAGTTGAATTATCACGGACCAGACGTGAACGGATCCACGTGTCGCACATCTGCAACCGTCGTCGCTGCGCGCACGGTGCGTCACGAACTCGGCCATGCACTCGGATTTTGGCACACGGACAATCCCAGCGATCTGATGGCGCGCGGCGGTTGGTCGCAGTCACAAGCGAACATGCAACCGTCAGCACGAGAACTTCTCCACGCCGCAATCGCGTATCGCCGGCCAGTCGGAAATACATTCCCTGACGACGACCCACTAACAGCCGTCAACCTTGCGCCGATGAGGGCTCAGTGATTAGTTTTTCGGTCACGATCAAAGTGCTCGATCTCGATGAGAACGCCCCGCATGTTTTGCTCGCGATCACACAGAAACAACTCTCAATGTCGCTGCCTCCGTCCGAAATCACGGCCGGCACTCGCGCAACGATTAAATCCATCACTGAGCGTGCATGGGTCGAGATGAACCGATACATCATCGAACCGCTTGTCAACGACGGGAAAGAGCATGTCTAAAACCGCCGACAAAGCCGCGAACCGTTCAATGCTGAAAGCGCAAGCGGTGGAACCATATGCCGCTCCGAGTCGTAGAAACAAAACCTGCGGCAGAGAGTTGGTGGACGGCTGGCGCGAATCCCGATCTTCCACGTGAGACGTTCACGGCGTTAGCGCACGAACGCGATCAGTCGAAATGGTCGAACGTCGTGCCTCACGCCCAAAACCAACGTGGAGAGTTCGTCTAGTGGGTTATATTGCGGTAACGGATGAATGGCTCGCTAAAGAGGCGGCTCGGTTGATACTCAATATCTTTCGGCCGCAGCGATGGTCACTGACGATCCGGAAGGATTCATCGCGCAACGTGACGATCGTCGAAATAGCAGACGTGTGGGTCGAGATTCCGTGGAGTAGTGCGGCAGTGTTCTATGCGCAAGGCACGGACGAAGCCCGCGAATGGCTCCTGACCAATATCGTGCTGCCGCAACTCCTCCCGCACGGATTCTAGAATGATCCTCACGTTTCAAGGCATCCACCAACAGATCCTCGAAGACGAGACGCCAGAACTCGACATCGAAGGCGCGCGGATGTCGGGCAAGACGTGGGTGTGCTCAGCGAAGGTTCACAACTCCTGCATCAAACATCCAGGTATCTGGTGGTTGATCAACCGCTACTCGGGCACGGAAACAGATAACCAGCTCCGCCCGCAGTTCGTGCAAGTCTGCCGCGCGCTCGGCACAGAAGTCGCGTGGGACAACGAAGAATCCGCGTATCACTTCCCAGAGCGCGACGGCAAAGTCTCGAAAGTCTTCGCCTATGGATTGAAAACACAATCGAAGGACGCGCGCTTCTCGAAGATCCGCGGCAGTGGCGTCTCTGGCCTCTGGAACGATCAGAGCGAAGAAATGCCCGAAGACATCGCGACGGAAATGCGCGCGCTGTTGCGACAACCTGGAGGCTATCCGTATCAGTTGATGTTTTCGCCGAACCCGCCCGACGAAGAACACTTCCTCGCGGATCAATTTCCAGACGATCAGGATCTTCCCGGCCGGAAATACTATCGGCTCTCGCTCTACGACAACCGCCACAACCTGAGAGCCGACACAATCGAAATGTTGGAGCGCGCCTACCCGCGCACTCACGCCAAACATAAATCGCTCATCCTCGGCATGCGCGGTCCGAACATCACCGGCACGCCCGTCTATGAGAACGCGTTTCAACGAGAGACGCATGTGCGTCCGCTCACCTACGATCCGCATAGCTCGCTGCTGGAAGCCTTCGACGCTGGCAAACATCATCCGACGTGGCTCGTTGCGCAGCGCTCGACGTTCGGCGGCGTGAACATCCTCGGCGGGATTCTTGGGAAGCGATTGTTCCTCGAAGATTTTCTCCCGATGGTGGAGCGCTATCGCCGCGAATGGTTCGATGAACCCGAAGACGTGCGCGTCTGCTGCGATCCACCGATGAGCAACCAGAGCGGATTGCGCTACACGACGGCAGACATCCTCCGCGAAGCGAAGCTCAAACCGCGCTGGCGGGAAAACGCGAGCGCTCCCGACGTGCGCGTCTCGATGATCGAACACATCGGCGCGATGATGCTGCGACGGTCAGGGCAAGGCCAAGCCTTCAACGTGAACGCCGATCCGTCCCGCTGGTTGATGGCCTCTCGAGCGCTCCAGAAGCCGAAACATACCAAGTTATTCGTGGACGGCTGCGAGGGTTCCTATGTCTGGAGCCCAAACTACGTCTCCGTGGGAAACAAGACGGTTAGACAGCCAGCGTTCGATCAGTGGCTGGACGGTTGGCAGCGGTGCCTTGAAAACATCATGCTCAATTTCGTCGTGGGGCAACCATCCGCACGCGAAAAAGACGAAAAACTCCGCAGAATCCGCGAAGCGCAGGCCCAAACCGAAGACGATGGCGTTAGCGTGAACGCACCTGGGGCTTGGATGAAGTTGTGATACCCTAAGCCGTCCCAGACATGGCAAAGCAGTCAGATTTAGCCGGTCAGAAATTCGGCCGTTTAACGGCTCTGGAGAGCCTTGGCTTCGATGTCAAAAGCAAAGGATACGCTTGGAAATGTCGTTGCGATTGCGGCACCGAAACGCGCGTCTTGGCCGGAAACCTCATAAGCGGCAATAGTAAATCGTGCGGCTGTTGGAATCGTTTAGTGCAGGTTCAGGGCAATGTAAAACACGGCCACGCGATGCGGGTCGGAGGAAAGACGCGGTTTACGCCCACATACTCGACGTGGCGCTCGATGCTCCGTCGCTGCCACAATCCAAGACAAGCATCCTTCCAGCGTTACGGCGCGAAGGGCATCTCGATGACGAAGCCCTGGCGCGATTCCTTCGAATCATTTTTAAACGACATGGGTGAACGTCCGCCAGGCATGACCATTGACCGCATCGACAATCGCTTCGGTTATTTCATGGCGAACTGTCGCTGGGCCACAACGAAACAGCAGGAAGCAAACAAAACATGGCGGTTGAAAGGCTTTGGAGGGCCGCGCGTTGAGCGAAGTGTCTAACCTTCTAGCGCGTTCACGCGCGGCGCATGCCGACTATCAAAAAGCGAATAGGGCTGGCAATAAAGTCCTCGAGAAAATCTCCATTGCCGCCGCGCAAGACTTCCGCGATCAGGCACATGCGCTCGACCCGCAACATACCGACCTGTCCTGGGAAGACGATCCTGTCAGTTCAGAATCGATATCGGACTTTTATAGCTTGTATCTCGCTGAGCACAAGACGCACTGATGGCGAAGCGTTCCACGAAAGGCGCGCGTCCAGAAATCGTCACTGAGGCTCTGGAGTTCTATCGGGCCGCAGAATCCGCACGGCAAAAGCAACGCTCTCGCGAGAAGGACGATCTTCGCTGCCAAGTTCCGAGCGAGATGTGGACCAGTGATGTTGTTGCCTCACGCAAGGGTGGGCAGATCAAAGGCATCACGGCGACCGCGCGGCCGATGATTGCGCTCGACGTGCTTTCAGAGCCCGTGCAGCTCGTGACGAGCACGCAACGATCAGCGCATCTCGGCATCACGATCCAGCCGCTCACGCCAGACGCCAACGACGATACGGCGGAAGTCCTCCAAGACTTGTATCGGCAAATCGAAGTCGATAGCCGCGCCGCGTTCGCTCGAGACTGGTCCTTCGATCGTTCCACCAAGTGCGGCTTCGGGTGCTATCACATTTTGAGCGAATACGACCGCACGACAGGCGTGCCAGGTGACCAGAAGCTGGTCATCAAGCGGATCCTTGATCAGTCGATGGTGTATTTCGATCCGTTCGCAACAGAACCGGACTTCTCCGATGGTGAACGCGCGCTCGTCATCGAAGATATGCCGTGGCGCACCTATTGCCGCAAATACAAGAAAAGCAAACTGCGCGACTACACCGATGACGGACTGAACGAACTCGGCACCGATGACGCGAACAAAGACTGGATCGGCGGCGACGGACCCGACTCGCGCACCGTCCGAATCGGCATGTTTTATTACGTGGAGCATTCCACAGAGACGGTGACGATTGCCGGCGCTGGCGAAGACGGCCGCGATCTGGAGTTTGAGGACGACAAGCGCATCGTCCGCTGCTGCAAGGTCAACGCGATCGAAGAACTCGAATCCTTCACATGGGGCGGGCAATACATCCCGCTCGTGCCGACCATCGGCAACGAGCTGCAACCATTCGACGGTGAACGTCGCTGGTCAGGGATGTATACGAACGCGAAGGAAGCCGCACGTCTCACGATGTATGCGGCCTCTGGCGCGATCGAAATGGCGGCGCTCGAGCCCTTAGCGCCGTGGCAAGCGGATCCCCGCGTAATCGAAGGCTTCGAGGAAGAATACCGGCAGTCGAATACGCGGCGCATTCCCGTCCTGCACTACAACGCCGAAGTGGATGGCCGACCTATGGAACGGCCGTCGCGCGTGCAAGTCGATATGTCGCGCCTCGGACCAAACATGCAACTCTTGACGATGGGCCGCGATTTCGTCCAAGCCGCCACGTCCACTTACGATCCGTCACTCGGCAAACAACCGACTGCGCATCGCTCCGGCCGCGCGATCGTCGCGTTGCAGGATCAGAACCTCGCCGCCACGAACAGCTATCAAGCGAACTTCAAAGACATCACGCTGATGTGCGAATCGCGGATCATCCTCGACGCGATTCCGGCCTACTACGACCGCCCAGGCCGACTGCTCACGTTGCGCGATGAAGAACAAAAAACGTGGCAAGCGATTGTCAACGCGCCATCTGTCACGCCTCCAGGTTCCCAGCGGCCGATGCCTTTGCCGTATGACACGCCAGAAGCGAAAGCGGCCACTGATGCGCAAGTCAACGATCTGAATCATCCCGCCGTGCATTACGACCTCAAGAAAGGTCGCTACGGCGTCTCCGTGACAATCGCGAAGTCCTACCAAAGCAAACTCGAGGAAGGTCAGAGCGAGATCGGCGACATCATGCAATCCGATCCGTCCCTCGTGCCGTTGATCGGGCCGGTCTATTTCAAATACCGCGATGGGCCGGGGATGAAGGAGATCGGAAAAATCCTGACGAAGCAACGGGATCATGCGATGCCGTGGCTGTCGGACAATCCGCAAGCGGGCGATCCGGCGAGACTCCAAGCGGAAAACGCCGCGCTCAAACAGCAGCTCCAAGCTGCGGGTATGGCGATTCAGACCAAGCAAGTCGAACAGCAAGGCAAGCTCGAAGTCGTGAAGATTCAGGAAGCCGCCGACACGCAGCGCAACCGCGAGAACAACGAAACGAAGCTGGCCGTTGCGGAACTCGGAGCCAAAGTGGATAGGCTCACGCTGTTCCTCGAAGAACGCGCCCGACTTGGGATTCAGCAGCATGAAGCTGGCATGGCACTAATGGACCATGCCGCCACGACGCAGCAGCAAGGGCAAGTCGGTGCGCAAGATGCCGCACTCGCGGCGCAACAGCATGACCAAGCGTTACAGCAAGGCGATCAAGCACACGGACAAGCCCTCGTCCAGAACGCACAGCAAGCGGCACTCACCCCACCGCCTCAAAACGAAAGTGGACAGTGAATAATGTTGTGGAGAAATTGTTGGCTATGGCCGCGACGGATCCACGGCGCTGCGTCATCGCCAAAGTGAGGACCGAAGACTTAGCCGGGATACTGGCGGGCCACGTCGAAGCTGTGAACTTTCCGCAGGATGGTGCGATTCAGGCCATGATCGTGGACATTGCCGCTGATGCGGTCATGCTGCGGATCCAATCGGCGCAATTCCCGATCGTGCCCCAATTCGAGCGGTTTCCTGACTTCGGGTTGCTGTTTCGCACAGTGCGGATGACCGAACCTGTGTTATCGTGTGCGGAATCTATGAAATAACCAGATTTTGACGCTCTGGCTTGAGTGCGAGTCGCGCCCGCACTGACGAAGGCTTCTCCAGCCGCCAGAGTGACAAGGGGAAAACGCGAATTGGGGAGCGCGTTGATAGCCAAATGGCTGTTGACCGCTCCCCTTTTCGCGTTGGCCCGACTTTTAGAGGTTTATGGCAGAAGAATCAGAAGCTGGCACACCGAGAGAACCGTCATTCGAGCAGTTTTTCGAGACGGAAAACCGCGCGGAACATGCGCCGGCCCAGCCTGCGGAAAAGGCTCCCCTTGAGACACCAGCCCCACCGGAAGACACCCCGGAAAAGGAACCGATCGCCGCGAAGGACGGCGACAAAGGCGATCGGAACCTCGATGGGACGTTCAAACCGAAAGATGGCAACCGCCGAAAAGACCCGCAAGCCAAGATCGACTATCAAACGCGCCTCCAGCGGGAAGCGGAACGCCGCGCGGAAGTCGCCGAGCGCCGCATACAGGAGCTTGAAGCGGCCATCCGACAGCCCCAAGCACGTCCACAAGCCCCGATCGCGCCCGTAGCGGCCGAAACCCCGCAAGAGGCATGGAAGCGCTACATGGCGCAACCTGGCGCGCCGCAGCGGGCATCCTTCGAGGACCCGACCGAGTATGCGATCGCGGCGAATTATTTCATCAGCGAACAGCGCGACGCCGAACGCCAGCAGCGCGAACAGCACGTCTTGAATCAGCATCTGGACGCGCAGCGGGCCAGCGCCTTCCACGAGCGCGGGATCGCGAAGGATCCGAAGTTTTTCGAGAATCTCCAGGCGCGGACCATGGCCGAAGGCGATCCGCCCATTAATCTCCCGACGCAGGATTACATCAAAGCGTCGCCGCTCGGACCTGATCTGCTCGTCTATTTGCTCGACAACCCCGCCGAAGCTCAGCGCCTCAGCACGCTGCCCCCTCTCCAAAGTCGAGAGGCCATTGCCGAGATCGCCGGTTCCTTCAAAGCGCGTCAGACTGCGGCTTCTCAGGCTCCGCGTCAGACGCCGGTTTTATCCCGAGCGCCCGCCCCGATCCAGCCTCTCGGTGGCTCGCTCACTCCAGCCGACTCTGATGACGCCGACATCCCGTTTGAGGAATTTGTCCGACGAGAGAACAAGGCGCAGCAGCGACGGTAAGCGAGATTCCTGATGGCTGTGAATACGCTCGCGACAATCAGTTGGGTGACGAAAGACATCGCTCGCGGTTATCTCAATGAAATGAAATTCATTGGGGCAGGCAACATAAACCGCACCTACGACGACCAATATTTGCAAGGTGGCGCAAAGGTTGGTCGCACCGTCAACGCCAGACTCCCGCAGCGCTTCGTCGCGACAGACGGTGAAGCGCTCCAGGTCCAAGCGTTGTTCGATCAGACCGTGCCGATCACGCTGACGAACCAGAAGAACGTCGGCATGAGCTGGAGCTCGGCGGAAGAAACAACCGACCTTCAGAACATCCGGCAGCGCTATACGCAGCCGATGGCAGAAACGCTCGCCAACGCCTCGGACGTGCTGGCATTCCAGGCGGTCTATCGTGACATCTACTCGGCGGTAGGCGTGCCTGGCACCACGCCGAGCACGACGCTGACCTACTTGCAGGCCGGCGTGAAACTGACCGACCTCGCGGCGCCCATCGGTGGACGGCGCGCGATGCTCGATCAGTTGGCGATGGCGACGATCGCAAACACATCCACGGCGCTGTTCAATCCAACTGGCGTCATCTCGTCCAACTATCGGACGGGCATGTTCGCCGGCAACCAACTCGGGATCGAAGAATGGTGGCAGGATCCGAACCGTCCCGTGCATACCACGGGCACATTCACGGCTTCGACGCCGCTCGTCAACGGCGCAAACCAAACCGGCTCTGTGCTGAACACGAACGGCTGGGCCTCGAGCGCGGCCACGCTGAACAAGGGCGACATCTTTACCATCGCCGGCGTCAACAGCGTGAATCCGCTTTCGTATCAGTCCACGGGACGTTTGCAGCAGTTCGTGGTCACGGCGACCACCACATCGGTCGGCGTCAACATGGCGACGCTGCCGATCAGTCCCGCGATCATCACCTCTGGACCGTTGCAGACCGTCGATGCGTCGCCGGCTTCTGGCGCGGCGATTACGGTGTGGAGCGCGAACCCCGCAGGCGGCGTGCTGGCGACGACAACTTCGCCCGTCTCGCTCGTCTATCATCCCGATGCGTTCGCGTTCGTGATGGCGGATCTCATCAAGCCCGGCTCGGGCGCGGAAGCCTATACCGTGCGCAGCAAAGCGCTCGGCGTGAATGTGCGAGTGGTCGAACAATACCAGATCGCCACCGACCAGAACCCCAGCCGCGCCGATATTCTCATCGGGGCAGCGACCATCCAGGCGCGGCTCGCAGCCCGCGTCCAGGGTTAAGGAGTAACGATCATGGCAGTCACCACAACCACACTCGCATCGCCCGTCACGGTGACAGATGTCGCCGTTGTCCTCACATCAGCCACTGGCGTGACCGCTGGCTGTTCACTCGCCTGCGACGGCGAGAACATGCGCGTCATCAACAGCTACACGAGCGGCACGACGGTGCCAGTCTCGCGTGGACGCGATGGCACGGCAACGAAAGCCCATCCGACGAAGGCGAACGTCGTCATCGAACTGCCGAGCGACCTCGCAGGTCCAGGCATCGCTGCGATGGTGCAGTGGCCGAACATTCGGAGTCGGCAGATTCAGAGCGCAGCAATTGCCGGCGCGATTCCGTTCCCGCCGCAGGGCTCCGATCTGTTCTTCATTCTCGATGGCACGGTCGCCGCCGCGATGACACTCGCCGTGCCGACGACGGACATGGACGGATGCTTCCTGTGGGTCGCCAGCAACGGCAAAGCGGCACATACCGTCACGGTCGCCGGCGGCATCGGCGCCGCTGGTGCGGGCTATACCGTCGCGACGTTCATCGTGGGCTCTCAGGGATGTCTCTCGCTGGCCGCAGTTAACGGCGTCTGGGTGTTGCAGGGCACGTTGTTCAGCGGAACGTTGACGAACATCTTGATCGCACTCGCGTAATAACCTCTGGCGGGCGGGTCATCTGATCCGCTCGCCATTTCTCTGTGAAGGATTCATCACCATGAGCACCGCAACGCATCCCAAGGTCTACAGCTACACCGTGACATTCCCAGTGACCGGCGACGAAAAAACTTCCGGCTGATCTCGCCGCATGTGACGCGGAGATCGAAGCGCTCGAAGCACGGCTCGTCGTGCTGCGCGCTTTCAAGCAGCAGGGCGTGAAACAGGAATACCCGAGGTGGGTTCACAAGCCCGTCGAAACCAAGGAACCCGTTGCGCATCCTGTGACGGAAAAGAAGATCGTCCACTCGAAGGCGGAAGAAGAAGCGCTCGGTTCCGGTTGGTACGATCCGACCGATGAAGCGCACCAGAAGAAAGCCGCAGCAGCGGCGAAGAAGGACGCCTAGTTATGGGGATGATCATCCAGCCTGAGAGTGCGCTCGGCATCGAGATGGCGAAGTGGGAAAAAAATTACGTCTTCGTCCCCTATCCTCGCATGATGTATCGCGCCATCAAGGTGGACGGCAAACACATCTGCATGATGCCGCAGCCGAGTCAGTTCGGTTGGCGTGATGTCGCCGAATATCAGTCCGCGATTCTCCAGGCGGAACAGATCACGAAGTCGAACCAGCGGATCGTCCAGAACGAACAGGAAGAACGCCGCGCCTGCGATGAAGGCTGGCGCGTTGGGCCGCAGGAAGCGCTGGATCATCTCGAAGCGGTGGAGCAGGAAATAGGCAAAGCCGCAGCCGAAGCGAACTGGGGCGCGCGGCGTATGGGTGAAGGCGCGCGGCGCGAACACTCCGCGGCGACGGACTCGACACACGAACACGTAGTGGACGTGAAGCCGAAGCGGAAATACACGCGGAAATCGAAAGCAGCACCAGTCGCCGTGACTGGCAGCGGCGAAGTCGCAGAGATGGAGGGTTAGCCATACGCCGGATAATGGCTACTTCAACTTTTCGCGGGCGATCGTCCCAAGCGATACCGTGAACTTCGACGGGTCCACGGTGTCAACCACCGGCACGTTTCAGACAACGGGCAATACCGATGCTATTCCTGCTGACGCGATTTTCTGCGGCGGCGCCGGCACGGTGGCAGTCGTCTCGGAGAGTGGCATCGTGACGGGCTTCACGTTGGCGGTTGGCGAGATCCTTCCGGTCAGAGCGATGCGCGTGAACAGCACTGGCACCGCAGCGACGTTGCTCGTCGCACTTTACACAATATGATCGTGATGACGTGCGGCCAAAGCTCTCGAAAGCGGCCAATGTGCGAGACGGTATCGCAGCGTCGTTTCGCTGAGTTTCAGTTCTTTCGCCCACTCACGGAGGGACTGCGTGCGTCCTTGGAACGTGATTCGGCGAGTATGCATCGTGTTGTTCATCTGTGTTCTTTGGGTAGCCCAGACACAGTTGTCAGGCGAGTAACCTCGATTATTATCGACACGCTCAAGCGTATGGCGCCGAGTCGGTTTCGGTCCCATGTCCGCAAAAAATACCGTGAAGTCATGCCACGGCTCGCAGACTCGAATTCCTCGTCCACCGTAACGATGATAATTCGGATGTTTAGAGTTCCGACATCGCTGCAACATGCTTCGCCAGCAGCTATATTCTGTGGTCGGCGTGGATGCAGAAGCGTGTCCATGCCTCGTGTTGTTCAGATGCAATGCTGTCAGATGGGCGATGCCAGCCGCGCTCAATGGCAGTTTCATTCGTCAAGTGTATCAGGGTATACCATCTAATGGGACGCCAAGGGAGCGGAACCGGCAGCGGCGGCGGATCAAGTAAGGGATCCATTACTGGCAAGGGGAAAGGCAAGTGAAGACATGGCTGATACGTGGCAATGGGCGCCGTGTGACGGTCAGTCGGTCAAACTTAAAGTCGTTGATCTCGGGGATGGCACCTTCGGCTACGCAGCCTATGTGCCGGCGAGTTCAAGCACACATATCGCAGGCGCCGGCACCACGGTGGTTAAGTCTGGCGCTGGGGTCTTGCGGAGCGTGATCATCAACAAAGCCATCGCGCTTGGTGTCATCACGATGTATGACAATACGACGGCGACAGGAACCGTGCTCGGCATCATCACGAATCCAGCCGTGCTTCTCCAGTCGCAAGTGCCGATCGATTACAACGTGAAGTTCGGCACGGGACTCACGGTGGTCACCTCGGCCGCGGACGATATTACGGTCGCTTACATTTGACGCAACAGGAACGAAATGGCTAACGACAATTTCACGCAGTTCGCGCTCGCGAACGATCAGACGTTTCGGCGACGATTGAAGGCGAGTCTCGCGCGTATTGCGTTTCAGATCCTCACCGAATCGACAGGGACCGCGAACCATGCGGTGCGGAAAGCCTATGCGCTCCAGGTGCTGACCAATCCCGATCAGGCCGTGAGTAATCTGGCAGGGATCTTCGTGTTCCGCACGAACCTGTTCAGCACGACGACGAGCGTAGCCTTCGATGGGTTCGGTGGCACCGTGGTGCAGTCGGCAGTCACGGATGCCGCGATGGATTCTCAGCTCGCAACGGACTGGGATTCACTGAGCGGGGTTTGAGTGCAGACAGAACCTCTCGTTCCGTGGGCGAATGTCGTCGGGCCGATCGCGATCCGTAGTGTCACCTTGGCTCACGCCTGCGATACCTGCGTGTCGCACGAACACGCCTATGACCATACGACCATCGTCATCACGGGCCGCGTGCGCGCATCCTATGCCGATGTGATGGACGGACCAGGAGTGGACCTTGGGGAGTTCGGGCCTGGCGAATTATTTCCGACGTTGGCGAGGCGGCATCACACAATCAAAGCCTTGGAACCAAACACGATCTACTACTGCATCTTTTCACATCGCGATCTGAATGGCCTCGTGGTTGAGAAATATGAACCTGCGATGGCTGAACGAGCGTATGCCTAATGGCCTATGCTCTCGTCACGAATGCGGCAAAGCGCTCGCTCTGGCCTGAAGCCACGACCGCCACGACCACTGGCGTGAATACATCAGGCGCAACGCTCATCGTGCTCTACGTGGGGACGTTCACACAGCCGACCGCGACGCCGACCGATAGCAAGTCGAATACATGGACGGCGGTGGCGGCTGAGCGTTCCACGGGCAGTCCGACGACCTATGAACGCTGGTGGTATTGCGAGAATCCATCGGTCGGAGCGAGTCACACGTTCTCGCATATCGTCTCAAATGGCCGTCCCGTGATCGGAATGCTGGCGTTTTCGGGGATGGTCAGTCCGTCGTTCGATCAGGAGAACTGGCTAGCCACATCAAGTTCCACAACGGGCCAGACGGGGAGCCTGAGTCCGGCCGATGGGAGCGGGTTAGCTCTCGCAGGGGTAGTCAGCGCCTATGCGGGACCATCGAGCATCAATAGCAGTTTCACCACGGCGGATCTGCTCGGCAACGGCTATGGCGTCAATGGCATCGGCACGGCCTATCTGATCTCGCCTGGCACTGGCGCGTTGAATCCCACGTGGACGATGGATGCGAGTGCCACGACGATCCTGGCAGGGATCACGACGTGGAAGCAGACAGGTGGAGGCGGCGGGGGGACGACATGGGGGCCGTGGGTAGCGGGTAGTCAACAGTGGAATCGGATCGTGGTGCCTTATTAGCTACATAGGCGATTTCAGGCTCGGCGATACCTTCGACACGAAGTTCACCACCGTGCAGTCTACTGGTGCGCCGACGACGCTCGCAGGCTCGCCGGTCATCTCAGCCTATTCGGGAAACAATACTACCGAACTGACGGCTGGAATTACCCTCACGGTGGACTTCGATTCACGCACCGGGATGCACAACGTGCGCGTGGTTGCCTCCAGTGGCAACGGCTATGCGACGGCGACCAACTATCAACTCGTGATCACGACTGGCACTGTCAATAGCGTATCTGTGGTGGGCTATGTGATTGCGGAGTTCTCGATCGAGAACCGTTCGGCATTGATGCCGACGACAGCCGCACGCACCTTGGACGTGGCAGCGACTGGTGAGGCAGGCTTGGACTTCAGCAATTTCGCCGGCACGATCGGCGCGTCCACGCTCGCGGCAGATACCATCACGGCAGCTAAAGTTGCCTCGGACGTGACGGATGAAATCTGGGCGAAGGCTTGCACCGAACCGACAGCCGTCATCGCGGCGAGTCCGACAGCGATCGCGGCGCTCTCATGGCTGGCGACGCTTTCGCGGAACAAGATCACGCAGACCGCGACGACGCAGATCATCAAGGCCGACGACGGCTCGACAACTGTGGCGACGAGCACCGTCAGTGATGACGGGACGACGTTCACGCGCGGAGAGTTCGCGTAATGTCCGATCTCGATACTCGAAACAAACGTGGCTCAGGTATCGGCATCGATTCGCCCATGCTGCGCGTGTGGCCGAACCCAGACGGCACGATCGGCCAAGCCGATCGCCAACAAACCGCTTTCAAATATGAAGGGATTCTCGCGTCGGCTCCGGCTGGCGGCGGAAAACCATGGATCTATTACGCGATGCAACAAAATCAGGCGGGTCGATAGGTGCCTGGCTTTCTCCGTAAAGCCACGGCGTCGCAGTCTCGGACACTTGGGCCGTTTGTCTCGGACTCCGACTTCAAGACCGTGCAGACCGCGCTGACGATTGCGAATACCGACATCAAACTCGTGGTGAATGGCGGAGCCTCAGCTAACAAAAACAGCGGCGGGGCGACGCATCGCGTCAACGGCAACTACGGCGTGACGTTCGATGCAACAGACACGGCCACGGTTGGCGAGATGGAAGTTAACGTCCTCGTCAGCGGGGCGTTGATCGTCTTCGATAAGTTCTACGTCATTGAAGGCGCGATCTTTGACTCACTCTATGCAGCTTCTGCGGCTGGCTTCGATGCGAACCAGCGCGTGAATGTGGGCCTCTGGCTTGGCACGGCTCCACTCGCGCTGAGCTCACAACAAGTGCAAGCCGTGGTCCCGTCCTCCACAGTCGTAGCAAGTGTCACCGGCGCGGTGGGTTCAGTCACAGGCGCTGTGGGTAGCGTGACAGGCGCGGTCGGTTCTGTGACCGGTAACGTCGGCGGCAATGTGGTGGGATCAGTCGCCTCCGTTACTGGCGCAGTCGGATCAGTCACAGGGAACGTCGGCGGGAACGTCGTCGGCTCAGTCGCCAGCGTGACCGGCGCCGTGGGTTCAGTCACTGGGAATGTCGGCGGGAATCTCGTCGGCACGCTCAGCACGACAGAACGTAATGCGATCTCAGATGCGATGCTGGATCGCAATATGGCTACCGGCACAGATAGCGGCACCACGACGATCCGCACGATGCGTCAAGCGCTCAGATTTTTGCGCAATAAGTGGTCGATCACTGGCGGGACTCTCACGGTGTGCAAAGAAGATGACACGACTTCGAGCTGGACTGGGACGGTTACTCAGACGGCTGGTAACCCGGTTAGCACCATCGATCCGGCAGGCTAAGCGTATGGTGCCACTGCTCTTAATCCAACTGTCGAGCGCAGCAGCCGCAGTGCTGGTCGCAGATGCCTGCAATACGTTCTACGTCGGAGCGGATGATTCCATGACTGTGGCAGGAGATGATCTGACGTTCAGTGTCGTCGCTGACGATCAATCCTTCGATGTTGAGGGCTGCGAATGAGTCTCGGTTCAAAAACGAAGGACCCTGCGGACATTCGCAACTACGCGATCGACTGGTCCGCATGGTTGACTTCGCAGGGCAGCGATACGATCAGTAGTTCGTCGTGGACGGGCGGCGGCCTGACGATTGCCTCCAGTTCGAATACGAGCACAACGGCCACGGCGAAAGTCTCAGGCGGCGCAGACGGTCAGGCATATACGGTCAGCAATACGATTATCACCGCGACAGGCATGCAGACCCGTAAAGTCTCCTTCCAGTTGAATGTGAACACACAGTGACCGTTATCGAGATCATCACGGCTGCCCTTCAGGACTTACAAGAGCTGCAAGCCGGCGAAGAACCAGACGATGACGCCGCAGCAGTCGGGCTCGCACGTCTCAACGACTGGATCGACGCCAACGCCAACGAGCCGCTACTGGTCTATACCAAGACGCGCACGACATGGAGCCTGGGATCGGCACCGTTCTACACGGTCGGGCCGCAAGGCACTTTGAATATGCAGCGGCCGGATAGCCCTGAAGATATCGTCGCGATTGGCTACTACGATACCTCGCTGACTGCGCCCTATCAGGACATCCCGGTGGGATTGTTCAGCGATGATGCGTATGAGAACATCCCACAGAAGTCGCTAACGAGCACCTACCCGCAAGGGTTTCACTACAACGCGACATTCGGCACGGATGGCTGGGGCACGCTCACGCCGTGGCCGATTCCCACAAGCACGAGTCTGCGAGGTTACATTTACGCCAAAACCGTCGTGGAAGAGTTCGCCTCGCTGACCGATGACATCCTGCTGCCGAAGGGCTATCGGCGGTTTTTCCGCACGAGTCTCGCGATTGAGTTGGCGAGCGCGTTCGGCTTGCCAGTGCCTCCACAGGTCGCTGAAGCGGCACGGCTCGGAGGCATCATGATCAAGCGGAAGAATGTGCGCTCGCAAGACATGAGCACGCCATTCGATGGCGGCATGTATGACATCTACTCGAACACGACGATTATCCGCCGATGAGCCAATATCCAGGTTTCATCGGCCCATCCTATGTCAGCGCCAACGTCCTCTCTGATCAAGAGGAGTTGATGAACTGGTATATCGAGCAACTCGAGTCTCCAGGGGCGAAGAACCGCTTTCACTATCTGCCAACGCCGGGACAGCAAGCGTTCGCGACGGTGACGGATGTCGGGACACGCGCACTGTTCTCGATGAACAACTTCACGCGTGCCGTGATTGGGACCGGGCATTACAGTCTGGCGACTCCAGGCGTAGCGACGAAGCTCGGCACTCTGGTGCAAGACAATAACCCAGCGACAATCAGCTACAACGGCGTCGCCGGAAACCGCCTCATGATCACGAGCGGCGGCAACGTCTACTATGAAAACCTGACCACGAACGCATTGACGCAGGTCGCAGGCGTGGTCGGCACGATGGGCGGCATGATCGACGGCTACTTTGTCGCCTTCGATGCGACCGTTCCGCAGATACGGATCTCGCCGTTGAACGATGGTGCCGGCGTCTGGGATCCCACGCAGTTTCAGCAGCGCTCGATCGCGCCAGATCCGTGGCGGGCGATGGTGCTCGATGGCAACCGCCAGATCTGGCTGATTGGTGAGCAGACCTCGGAAGTCTGGACGGACTTTGGCTCGTTCCCGTTTCCGTTCGCGCCGATTCCTGGCGCCGTGATCAAGTCAGGGACGTGCGCGCCGTTCTCAGCAGCCGCAGCCTCCGATCGCGTCCTGTGGCTTGAGCAGACCTCGAGCGGCGCCGGCAAAGTCGTGGCCGCGAAAGGCTATTCCGCGCAACGCGTGAGCACGCACGCGGTCGAGAAAGCCATCGCCAGCTATGCGCTGATGTCCACGATCAACGACGCTGAAGCGTTGGTCTATCAGGATCAAGGGCACGAGTTCTATGTGCTCAATTTTCCGTCAGCGAACGCATCGTGGGCGCTGGATCTCACAGTGGCTGATAGTCTCGGCGCGGCCTACGCATGGCATCGGCGTGGCGTCTGGGTGCCGGGACAGAATCAGTTCACGCTGTGGGCGCCACGGGTTCACTGCTATGCGTTCGGGCGGCATCTCGTCGGATCACGCGGCAGCAGCACGATCGCGACGATGGATGTCACTTTCGGATCCGAACTTGACGGCTCCGCGATTCGCCGCATGCGACGCACGGCGGGCCTATTCAATGAGCATCAGCCGATTACCGTGCAGAACTTGGAGTTCTACTTCGAGACAGGTCTAGGACTTCAGAGCGGACAGGGTAGTGATCCGATGGTGATGCTGCGCAGCTCGCGTGATGGCGGTCGGACATGGGGCAATGAACGAACACGCACAGCGGGCCGAGTCGGAGCCTATCAGACGCGCGTGCGGTTCTCGCGGTGCGGCACGTCTGAGGACCGCGTGGACGAGATTACTGTTTCGGACCCGACGCCTTGGAGATTAACGGACGCCTTCGTGAACAACGACCGAAAAACCAGTAAGCGTGCGGCCTGATGGCTGGCCTTCAACTCGATCTCCCGGCTGGCCTCCTCCAAAGCACGATGGTCTATCCCCCGAAGGGACAGCCACAGAATCAGGAGTATTTGATCACGCGCGTCTGGTCAAATTTCATCCAGCAGCAGATCGTCAATCGGCTCACGTCCTCGCCGCAGATCGTGCAGACCGTGCCGAGAACGGGCCTCAACGACAACGTGACGCCGCAGACCATCAACATCGGGACCGTCACCGCAGGCTTGTATCGGATCAGTTATTACGTCAGAATTACCACGCCCGCTGGCGTGTCCAATTCGATCACGGTCAATATCGGCTTCATTGATGGCGGGGTGACTTGCACGATGAGTGGAACTCCAGTCACGGCGCTCTCTACGGCCGCAGTCGGGACTGGCGTCTTTATGATCCGATCTGACCAAGCTGCGCCGATCAGTTACAGCGTTACCTATGCAAGCAATCCGGCGAACGCTTGCATCTACAAACTCGATGTTCTGGCGGAGCTCGTCTGATGGTGACGCGCATTCTGCCCGTCGAAGAATGGCATCGGCTCGAGAGCACGGAAGCCGCGACACTGTGGCCGCACCTCGATCCGCTGCTCGCAACCGTCGTCGTGGTCGAAGAGGCTGAACAGATCCTCGGGTGTCATGTGCTGATGTGGGTGCTGCACGGAGAATGCTTGTGGATTCATCCGCAGCATCGCGGGCGCTCGAGCGTGGCGCGGCGACTCTGGGCCGGCGTGCAGCGCGAAGCCATGAATCAAGGCGCGAAGACGATGGCGACGGCCGCGCTCTCTGATGACGTGCGCGAACTTCTGAGCCACGTCGGGGCCATGCAGCTCCCCGGTGATCATTACGTGCTTTCGATGAAGGAATCCTAATGCCAGCAGCCATTGCCATACCGCTGATCGTTGGCGCTGCGAGCGCAGGCGCTAGTGTCTACGCGGCCAAGAAACAATCGGGCGCCGCGCAGGATGCCGCACGGCTCCAGACGGCATCGGCGGACAAGTCCGGCGAACTCCAAGCGCAGGCGGCGCGAGATGCGCTCACGTTTCAGCAGCAGCAAGCCGCCACGGATGCCCAGCGTTTCGAGACGACGCAGAAATCTAATTATGACCAGTGGGCCGCACGACAAGGCTATCAAAGCTCCATCGGTAGCATGTTGGGACTCCCCGCCCGAAAGATCCCCGGCTATGTCTCCTCAATGCCTGGAGGATCTTCACAGGGCATGCCGAGCACTGGAGGCGGCGCAGTGCCGCAAGTCGATTGGACTGCGGCGCCTGGCCAAGTGGCGCAGCAAGTCTCGGCCTATTTCAAAGCGCGCGGCGTCCCAGACACGGAAACGCCCTACTGGGTGTCCAAGGCTCCAGAACTCGCCGCACGCGCGAAAGAGATCAATGATCCGAACTACGGCAATACGAGACTAGCTGCGGCAGACATCTTCGGCGGCAGTGGTGGAGCGCCGGCCGCGGGCGCACCAAAACCCGGTTACCTCGCGCCATTGAGCACCTTGATCCCTCCGCCGAGTTATAGCGCCCAGCCCTTGACGCCGGCCCTTCAGATGCCGAGAGTGAGTTACTGATATGGCTTTCGCAGGCGACTACAACACTGAAGACGGCTACACCGGCAACGGACTCTATGACGGCGGGCAACGACCCGCGCCAGTCGGCTATCACTACGACGAGCAAGGCAACCTTGTCCCGGATGCCCCGAGCTCGGCGTCAGGCGCCGGCCCGATCACAGATTGGCAGAACGATCCGCGGGTCAACCTTCCCGGCCATCAGTCGCCCCCAGGCTATCACTGGGATCCGCACATGGCGATGGACGTGCCAGACACGCCAGCAGGCGGATCCACGACAACGGGTGGAGGCGACGGTGGAACTGGTGGAAGTTCCATTGGTTCACTGATCTCGCCATTCGTTGGCACCGCGCCAGCACTCCCCGGCAACGATACGAGCTGGCTTCCCTCACTGCCGGAGTTCCACGCGCCGAAATATACCGCGCCGGCACCATTCGCTGCGCCGACCGGCGAATCAGTCCTCAACGAACCCGGCTTCAAGTTCGGGATGGATGAAGGGCTCCAAGGCTTGCAGCAATCGGCAGCAGCGCGCGGCGTGCTCAACGGCGGCGGCACGTTGAAAGACATCGCAGCATGGGGACAGAACTATGCCGGCACCAAATACAACGATGCCTACGGCCGCGAAGCGAGCACCTACGATCGGAACGTGCTGAATCAGAACGTATTGCCCTACCAGTATGCATTCCAAGGCGCACAGGCAGAGTTCGCGCCGAAAATGCAAGGCTACGCGACGCAGGCCGCAGCAGGTCAGCGGGCGAACGAGTTTGGCTACAACTCCGCGATGGATCAATACAAAACCGCTTACGATCAGTGGCTCGCAAACCAACAGTTGCTCTACAACTATCGGGCACCATTCCTCCAAGGATAAATGCCTCCGTTCCAATACGACCAGTATCGTTCGCCCTATGTCGGATCGATCTCGCAGTTGATCCAAGCCCCAGGGCAGGCGTATGCGCGGGCGGCCGAACTCGGAGGCAACGCACAAGCGGCGGCAGCGCAGCAATCGGGCAATGCGTGGGCTGGCGCAGCACAGAACATCGGGCAAGCCGTCGCCGCGATTCCACAGCAGATCCAGCAAGCGAAAGCGCAGGATCAGGTCAATCAACTTCGAGGGATGCAGCTCGCCGAAGCGCAACAGCAACAACAGGGACGGGCGAGCGTCGATCAGTTAATGGCCGGCGACCAGATGGCTCCGGGCGATACCGGACCGAGGCGTCCGAGTTATCTGGACTCCAAAGGGCTGTTTGATATTCAAGGGCTGACGGCCGCGCTCGCCTCGTCTGGGCACGGACACATGGCGCCCGAACTATTGAAAGGCGCTGAACAGATCAACGAGTCGATCACGAAGCATCAAGCCGCGCAGCAGCAGGCCGCGCAGCAGCAGTCACTACTTGTCGGAGATCTCGCCGCTGGCACGCTCAAGATGTCAGCGCTCGGCGTGGCGATTCCAGATGCAATGGATTTTGTCGTGCAACCGGCGATCGCGAACAAGGCGATCACGCCGGAAGACTACGCAAAGATTCGCCAGCAGATCGCCGCACTACCACCGGAGCAACAGTCAGCGGCACTCACGACCTTTATGGACAGGGCCGCGCAACTCGGCGGCACTAAAGTTCTCACCGAAGGCGCGACAGAGACAGATCGCTATGGCCGTGTCATAGCCAAGGGAGCCCCAAAGCCTCCAACAGAAGTAGAGCTCAAGATCCGCGCTGCTCAAGGCGACCAAGAAGCCATCAAAGCTCTCGCGGCTGGGCGACCTGAACCGAAGCGCACGGAGAACGAACTAGCACTCGATGCGTATGCCAAGTCCATCGGAAAGACGAAGGCCGAAGACTTGAGCTATGAGGACCGCCAGACCTTCGATAAAAATAAAGCGGCGATTACCTCAAGCGTCGCGTTTCAACAGCACATGCGCGAGCGTCAATACGACATCGCGAATCCGGTCCCTGAAAAAGCCATCAGTCAACCGAAGCTTGAACAGGAATACCGAACGGTGCTCGCGCGGGCGATGTCGAGTCGCTCTGGTGGCATCGGTATGGAGGATGCGAAGGTCCAACAGGCGAATCACGCACTCGGTATGATGGATCAGTTCTACGATCCAAAGACGGGCGAATATAACATCCCAACGGTGCAGTTGAACGAGCTGGCGCTCTCGCTCGCGAAGCTGACGGCGGGCACGTCACCCGCCGGCGAAGGCATGATGAAGGAGTTCCAGCAGAAGACCGCCAAAGGTGACATCGCGGCGGGCTTGACTTATCTCACGGGCCAGCCCATCGCTGCGAATACCCAAGCGATCACGAAGATGCTGCGCGAATCCATCGAGCGTCAGGGACACATCGCGGAACAGAACCGAGAAGGGTCGATGGGATATCTCCGCGGCCTCGCGCCGACCGATCTCGACGAACAGCGGCGCATGGCCCTTGAAGCCAACTCACTCAATCCATTGCGACAATCGAAGGTTCTGGTTAATCCGAAAGGCGAGCGCAGGCTTGTCACCTCCATCGATGGCGGGAAGACATGGCAGTAGGACAAGGGCAAACCCTTGAACAGCTCGCGGCGGCTGGATGGGCGCCAGCGCCGGACGCGCCAGCAGCCAAGCCTCCTGATGTAGTGCAGTCGCAGTCAGCGCCGTCACTTGGGATGCGTGGTGCGGCTGCGGTCGCGCCATTAGTTCGCACGGCCGTGGATTCAGTCGCCACGAGTCCGAACACCGTCAGCAACGTCGCGAAAGCAGGAGAGGCGGTTGGTGCCATCAAGGGGCTCGCGGCTGGTCTAGCTCACGGGTCCCCTGTCAGCGGGGCCGCAATCGGCGCCGTGACGGGCGAAAAGATCGGGAAATTATCTGGCAGTGCAGTGCAACGGATCGCGCTCAAGGCATCTCCGCTCCTCGAAGCCGCGGCGCCCTATGTCCAAGCACTCAGCACGCTGTCAGGGGCGCAAGGGGCGCTAGACCTCGCGCAGATGGCTGAGCCGAAACGGTCAGACATCGGCTTTCTCGGCGTGGGGTTGAATCGTGAACCTGTGGCCGGCGAAGGCGCGCCACTGATCAACGCCGCAGTGAGTTACCTGATGAAGCAAGGGCTGTCGAAAATACAGGCGCTGGAAGCGCTCATCGCTGCAAAGGGTGGACGCTAGTTGGCTACCGGCACTTTGACACCATGGCCCCGCTATACCGTCTTAAATGCCGCAGGGAAACCGATCAGCGGAGCCTTGCTCTACACCTACACAGCCGGGACTTCCACACCGCTAGCGACATATACGGACGTATCGCTGCTCGTGCCGAACAGCAACCCGATCGTCGCGAACTCGTCAGGGCAAGTCGGGCCCGTCTTCCTCTCGCCGGGCGCGTCCTACAAGTTCGTGCTTCAGAACCCGGACGGCTCTTCGCTCTACTCGCAAGACAATATCGGTGGGCAGATCGCCTCAGGTCTGGATGTCACTGGCACGGCTGGCGAAGCGCTGACGGCCGGACTCGTCGTCTACCTCTCAGATGGGTCAGGCGGAAAAACGGCGGGGCTCTGGTATAAGGCCGATTCTGCGAACACGTATTCGAGCACGACGCCTGAAATCGGGATGACCGTGGCCGCGATCTCGAGCGGCGCGGCGGGTTCCATTCGTCTCAGCGGCACCATCACTGGACTCGCAGGGCTCGTCGTCGGCAGCACCTACTATGTGGGCACGGCTGGCGCACTCACTGGGACCGCTCCGACGAATGCGCGCAAAGTTGGCGTCGCCGATACCACGTCATCGATCGTCCTGAAAGACGTGCCGACTGTTCCTGTCGTGGTCAATAGCACGGTGCAGGGACGGTTGACGCTCACGACAGCGGTTCCGGTCACGACGGCGGATGTCACGGCCGCAACCACGATTTTCTTCACGCCGTATGGCGGCAACTATATTTCGCTCTACGACGGCACGAACTGGAACCTTGTGAGCTTCACCGAGATTTCCATCGCCGTGCCAGCCACGACAGTCACGACCTACGACGTGTTCTGCTTCAGTAATGCTGGCGTGGCGACTCTAGAACTCCTGGCGTGGACGAATGACACGACGCGCGCCACGGCCTTAGTGCTCCAGAACGGCGTGCTCTCCAAGACGGGCGCACTGACGCGGCGCTATCTCGGGACGTGTCGCACGACGAGCGTGAGCGGCCAGACTGAGGATTCCTTCGTCAAGCGCTTCGTGTGGAACTACTACAACCGCGTGCCACGGACGCTGAAGCGCTTTGAAGCCACGGACTCATGGACCTATTCGACGGCCGCGTATCGGCAAGCGAATGCCTCCGCGAGTAATCAGGTGGAATGCGTCGTGGGTGTGGCCGAAGTCGAAGCGCATCTCACGCTCGTGTCAATGACCTCCAACAGCGCGGCAGATGACAATACGTTCATCTCGATTTCGGATCAGGCCACGACGGTGAGCACGACGCCTGATGCGAGTGTCATCGGTCAACCGTTGCGCAGCGGCACATCGGCGAGCGTGCTCATTCCAGGGCAAGCCGTGCTCCGCAAATATCCCGTCGTCGGCCATCACGTCTTTGGCTGGCTCGAGCAGGGCAGCGGCACGAACACGACGACATGGTATGGCGATAACGGCGCCGCGACGAAGTATCAGTCGGGGCTCTTAGGTTCGATTGCAGGCTGAGTGGTCTGTGCATGATGCCCTTCGAGACTCAACGAATCAAGATAGCGGAGCGGGCCGCCGAGGCGTCTTGGCGTCATATGAGCCCGTGACGCCTCCGTCCGGCCGACGCTTCGGGGACATTACGACCTCGAAGCTTTCACTCCGTGATGTGCTCTTATTCGTCGTCGGTGCGTGCGGTATGTATGGCGCGCAAGTCGGCGTCCAATGGGGCATGCGCTCGGATATTCGCGATCTAAAAACCGCGTTCGAGAGCTACCAGCAGCGGCAGAGCGAAACGAACCTAATGATGCAACGCCAGATTGATGACTGGCGCCAGGAAACCAAACTAAACAGGGTCAACATCGAAGACACGGATCGCACGGTCGCGGAACTCAAAGGGCTCCTCGTTGGAGCTGGAATCAAAGGCGTCTCTCCACAAAGGACTGCGAAATGAGTAATGGAGCCCAGAACTGCGCCCTCGAAATTTGCTGCCCGCCGGGATCGCGTGAAGCGGTCCTCGCCCTCACGAAGTTGATGGTCAAGGACGGACTCGACAAGGAATACGCCGAGCCGTGCGCGACGTGGATCCTGCGCCATTACGATCTGATGGAACGCGGCACGACTACCTTGATGAAGGCATCCATCGTGCGCGTCTGGCAGGAGAAGGATCCGCACTAGATGACCGAGCCGTCCATCGTGCCACCGCCGAATAACGTCCCTTACGTGATTGCCGTCGTGCTGATGGCGATTATCGGCGTGGTAGGCGTCGTCATCGTGACGATTGCCAGACCTGGGCAGGACAATACGATCGTGATCGGTGGCATTCTCGGCTCGCTCGCGCCGACGACGATTTCGCTGTTGGCGTTCATGAAAGCGCAGGAAACGCATCTGTCGGTGAACTCACGTCTGGATGCCTTCATGAAGAACGCGACGATCGCCGCGCGAGCCGATGGACTCTTAGAAGGACGCGCGCAAGGCCGGAACGATGCCAACGACCGCACGGATATACTCGCGCAAAAGGAGAAGTGATGTCACTCATTGGCCTACTCGTCGCTTTGCTCGTGTTCTGTATTGTGCTCTGGGCGGCGCGGTCGCTGATGGCAGCCTTCGGCGTGGGTGATCCGATCGCCACAGTGGTCTATGTGGTGCTCGTGCTCATAGTGCTCCTCTGGATCATTCAGTCGCTCGGCTTCATCGGCGGTCCTCATCTGAGGCTCAATTGATCGGCTACGACGAATCACAAGTCGTCGCGTTTGAACAAGACGTGGTAGCGGCCTACAAAGCCGCAGGACGGACGCCGGATCTCGAAAACGTGGTCTGGGCCACGCGCATGGTATACGACGCCACGGCTGGAAATCTCGGCTATGCGGCCTCACGCCAGAAGCATCTCGCGGAGCTCGAAGCCGCGCTGAACCCCGGACCTGTCGGCCCTTTTAAGCCCGCCCCGCGATTCTGGTCTGGACAGATGTGTGGACTTCATATCGCGGGGCTTCCACTAGTGCAGGGCGGTGCGCCGGATCCGTCGCTGTTCCTGTCGTGGTTCTATGACCGCTACGACACGGATACGCGCACGAAGATCCGATCAGCGATGAAAGCGAAGGGCTACACGCATTTCCTGCTCTCGTGGCCGGACTCGAGCGCGTTCGGCACGGGGATCAACAAGTTCAAGGAACTGTGTCAGGGGCTCATCGCGGACGGGTTCTATCCGTGTGTGATGCTCGCGTCGAAGGACTTTGATCCGGCTGACGTGCGGGCGATTGCGGCATCCGCCGGGCCGGTGATTGATGCCCTTGTCGGGATCGTGCCGATGTTCTGTGTCGGCTGGGAGCTGTCGTTGTGGCTCTCGCCGACTCAGGTGCAGGAGTTGATCGATACGCTCTCGCCGCGCTGGTTGAAACAGCCGGGAACACTCGGTTACGTCCATTTCGGAGAGCGTGTGTTCTCGTGGCAGCAGAACGGCCAGAACACCGCCGCGTTCTGGGCTGCGAACGTAGGGAAGCTAACCGGCATTCTCGCGCAGAAGGAACTCGCGGCTGACGACGCCACGTTCTTGGACTGGATTCACGACTGTCTAGTGCGATGTGCCGGGCAGTTCTTCATGCCGACAGACAGCGGTTTTGGACATCCCTTCGATTTCGTGATGCTGGAAATTTCAGCGGCCTTGCAGTTTAACGGCACGTGCTCTGAAGCCGAAGGCAATCGCCTGGGACAACTTGCTATCACAGCACCGAGCGAATCTGGGCCTGCGGGAACGGTCAAGGTGATGGGGTCTGGGAATGGCGCTTAGCCCGCGGACGGCGATTGAGCGCTTGTTCTCTTGCGGTGGCCCAGCGGACATTGCCGGGTTCGTAGTCCCCATCGTTGTCGGGCCATCGGTCCAGGGAATGCCGTGGGCTAGGCCGTCGCCCCATGTCTCGCACGAAGGCCAGGAAATCGTCGCGCCATGTAGCGCAGACGCGAATGCCGCGTCCACCATAACGGGGATAAGCCTTCGTGCTCGGAAGATCGCAGCGGCGTTTCATGCCTTGCCAGATGCGATATTCCGTGCTGACCTTGCCTGGATTTCTCGGGCTCGGCGCTTCGCCATGTTTGAACTGCTTCGCAGCAGCCCATTCGCGTCGAAAGCATCCGCAACTCTTGGTGCGTCCAATTCTCAGCCTTGCGCCGTAGACAACAACCCGCTGCCCACAATCGCATCGACAGATCCAGCGCGGTTGATCGGCTGGGCCATTAAGAGGATTTCTTCGTTCTACGGTGAGGCGACCGAATTTCTTACCGACCAAATCAATCAACATATCTCTCATTGTATTACAAGAAGGATACATGAAGAACGGCGGGAGACGCTCCCATGAATAGCCTCTGGAAAGCCGAGCCGACATTGATCCTCGCGTTCGTCTCGGCCTGCGTCTCGCTCGGCGTCGGCTTCGGGTTGCACGTCACGACAGAGCAAGCCGCGCTGATTCAGACCGTCGTGATTTCCGGGCTCGCACTCGTGAATCGTTCGCAGGTGACATCGGGAGCCACGCTCGCCGCCATGCAACCCCAAGCCCTCGCGCAGGCGCAGGCGACCCCAGAGCCGGTTGGAGACATCGTAAAGAAACTCCCATGAAAATCACATCCGCTCAGGCGCTCGACTTCGCCAAAGCCCATCCTGCGCTCGTGACTGCGGCGGTGTCCGCATTTGCGCAAGCAACCACCGCCGATCCGAAAGTCATTGCTGATGTGATCGGCATGGCCAACGGGGAAACCAAACCGCTGGCATTTGCGAAGGCGCATCCGGCGCTCGTCAGTCAATTGCTCGGTGCAGCGACGACGGAGCTGGGCGCGCATCCCGAACTCCTCGGCCAGATTCTCGGCGCATTCGGGAAGTCATGACCAAAGCTAAGGTGTTCGCGCTCGTTGTCGGTCTGTTGCTGACCTGGCCGCGCTTGGCACAAACGCAGGGCATGGTCGATATGCCCGTCGTCGTTGAGGCGACGCAGATCCGCATTGGTGCCGAGACGGTGCCGCGGTTCCTCGATCTGCCGAACAAGTTGATCGTGCCAGCCGGAACAGTGGCCGACCTGCCGACTAACCAGGTCTTCGACTACATCGAAGTCGCGGGCACGTTGCGCGCGTCACGGACGCAGGACACGCATCTGAGCTTTACGCATCTGTTCATCCTGCCGGGAGGCTATCTCGACGTTGGCACACAGGCGGACCCGATCCCCTGCGGGCGGACGGTGGATCTCTCTGTGCGCGACATCCCCATCGACACGGTCCGCGACAAGTTCCAATGGGGCAATGGCATCCTGAACTTCGGGAAGCAGACGCGCGTGGGGTGCAAGAAGACGGACTTTGTAGAAGCGACCGGCACGCTGCTGGCGGGTAGTTCATCCTTCACACTGGCGAGTCCACTCGTCGGTGCGCAGGTCGGTGACGAACTTCTCATCCCTGATACCGGAGCGCCCGATCCGCATGCCTACACCGTGAAACGGGAAACCCCGCTGTTCATCACGGCGATCAACGGGAACGCCGTCACCGTCTCGCATCCACTAGAGTTCACGCACGCCAATATGGTCGATCCGAATGGCGTGATTCGGTTGCACCCCATCGTCGCGAATCTGACGCGGAACATCATCATTCGCTCTGAGAACCCGAATGGCACGCCCGGACACACCGCCGACTTGTCGAACGGCGCGACGTGGGACATCCGCAACAACGCGTTGATCGGCCTCGGTCGAACGAAGGCGATCCCGCTCAATGACTTCAACCCCTCCACTGGTCTGGCTGGAAACAATCAGCGCGGCAAATATGCCGAGCATCATCACCATGTGCAGTCCAGCCCGACGAGCGCGGATGTCGGCAACGTCTATCGCGGCCTCGGCGTCACCGCCAGCGTGAAGTGGGGCCTCGCACTCCACGATACGAGCGACACGCTGATCCAGGACTGCATCGCGATTGACTTTTCAGGCGCTGGCTTCACGACTGAAGACGGCTACGAAGTGCGGAACACCTTCCGGCATTTGTTGGCCGCGTATACCCTCGGCGACAACACCGGGGCGCGGGGCGGCGACATCGCGGAAGTCAATGTATTGAGAAACAACAACCCCGGAGGCGAGGGGACGGGTTTCTGGTTCCGCGGTGTGATGAACACGTTCGATCAGCTTTATGCGTTCAACAACTTCACCAGTGGCGTGAATTTCTTCAATCAAGCGCAACCGGCCGGGAGCTATCCGAGCGTGCCCGGGGGGATGCCGGATACGATCCTGAAGCACGCCGTGGATCGCCCGCTGTCGGTGACGAATCTCATGCTGGCCTCGAACATCGTGCAAGGGCTGGAGATCTGGGCGCTCCCGCGGACGCCTCTGGTCAATCTGGTCGTCGTCAACAACGGCTACGTCCAGATCGACGCCTTCAACTCGGATCGGATCGACGTGTCGCTGGTGAATCCGATCGTCGTCTGCGCGCCGGGGATCGGCGGACACGGCATCAAGAGTTCGATGGGCTACGTGGGGACGTTCGATTCCACTGACGGCTATGTCGGCGGCTGTCCGACCGGCGTCGAGGGCGGCGGCGGCTCGGCTGGCATGACGATCAAGAACGCGACGTTCCAGAACGAACTGGACTTCGACATGCTGACGCGGAGCACGACCTTTGACAACGTGCATTTCCTCCCGCTCGGCACGGCGAAGCATCAGTATGTGCAGGGCACGACGGAGACGCCCTGGCCTGGGCCACCGGCACCGCTCCCTGACGCCGGCCTAAGCGTGAACATCCCGGCACGCGGCTCGACGTGGTTCCTGAAGAACTACTCGGCGACCCCTGGAGCGCCGCCGAAAGATTACACGCTGTTCCGGCCTGAATCGCTTGGCTCGAACCCGTCGCGCTACTCGGGCGGGAACGTCGACATTTTCAACTGCCCAGTGGTCGGCCTGACCAATCAACAGTGCTGGGATACCTACGGCATCTCGTTCGGCGGTGACGTGCTCGATCCGGCCAAGGCTGTCACCTTGGATGGCTTCGTGGGCATCCTGGCACGCGAAGGGCTCACGCCGACACCGCTGGGACCGCCGCGCGCTGTGTGTCCCTTCCCGAACTTGCGAAGGCCGGTGCAGCTCGAGAACGGGACCAACGCTCGCATCTCCTGCATGTTGACGGGCGACTACAACGCCGCGTCAGACGTCATGATGTTCAGCATCGACGGCGGGGATTACGTCGCCATCGGGCCGAAGGACCTCCTCGACAATCGCGAGACGACGACGGAACACATCGCGCCGGGGATCCATACCGTGCGGGTCGGCCGGACGCCGAAGGCCTCACCCAACGATCCCACGACGATCCTCGCTGGCAGCACCACGACGCAGCAGTTCTGCGTGACAGGCTGTCCACCGGAGACGCGCGTCATTGTTCCGCGGGTGCTCGGCCGCGTCGAGGCGGAAGCTCGCACCGTCTTGCAATCGCTCGGGCTCAAGGCTGGGCTCGTGGGGTTCGGCAATAGCTCCAACGTGCCCGCTGGTCAGGTGATGGCCGAAGATCCTGGCCCTGGCACTGAGGTGCCGCCAGATACAGCGATCAACCTCACGATCTCACAGGGACCAGGAGGCTCGCCGCCGATCTGTGTCGCGCCGCAAGTGCTCGTCAATGGGGCGTGCGTGATATTGCCACCGCCGCCTCCGGTGTGCGTCCCGCCGGCCGTGCTGACGAACGGGGTATGTGTCACGCCGCCGCCGCCTCCTGTGGATGTCTGTCCGAACATTCCAGGCATTCAAACGACCGTGCCATCTGGATTCACGTTAATGAATGGGCAGTGCGTGGCGACTCCACCGCCGCCAGTCACGACGGTGTATACATTCACTTGTGACGCCGCAGGAAACTGCAAGCTCGTCAAGCAGTGACGTTGTGGCATGGTATTCTGGACGCTGTGAATAAGACCCTCGCGCGAAAGCGACCGACGCAACGACACACGCTCGCGCACATGGAGAAGCATCTCCGACATTTGGAACGACAAGGAGCACATATCATGGCGAAGATTGATGAAGTGAACGCAAAAGTCGATGCGATTCTCGCGGCCATCGCGGAGCTAGCGCGCGAGATCGGGCTACTCGTGTCGGCTGGGCCGGGGCCAGTCTCGCAGGCGCAGTTGGATTCGCTTGATGCGAAGCTGACCGACGTGCTAACCGCCGCGAAAGCCGCCGACCCGAATCCCTAAGCTCTCTCGGTGCGGTTGGAAACTCCTCAGACGTAGATCGCCCGATCTGAGCCTGAGAAGCTGGGCCAACCGCACCGCTTGACACGTCTACGTATACGTGTGCTATGCTCCACGCATGGCAAGTAAGTCATATCTCGGTGACGGTGTTTACATAGAGTTCGGGGATTACGGCATCGTCCTGACGACCGAAGACGGCATCTCCGTAACCAATCGCATCGTCCTTGAACCGGAAGTCCTCGACGCCTTAATCGCCTTCGTTGAACATCTGCGGAAACGCACGGTGGCACGATGAAGACGCGCGTCATTACCCAGAAGCTCTGTCAACGCTGCGACTACCAATGGTGGCCGCGCAAATCGAAGGTGGCGATCTGTCCTAAGTGCAAAAGCGCGCGGTGGAACGAACCGAAGAAACTCGCGGTGAACTCGTGAGCGTCAAGATTCGCAAGCTCGGAAAAGCCGCGCGGCTCCGTTCTAAAAAGCAGATGGCGCATAAGCCGAGCGGACGCGGCAAAGGCAAGTGGCATAACCGCGCATCGCTCTGGGCCTATAAACGCAAGAGCCGTAGGAAGCGGCTGATCGCCAACGAATCTCGGCGACGGAACCGAGCGAACGCATGAAGGACTATCCCGAAATCCTCCGCGTGAACCTCGCCGCATGCCAAGTGGCTCCACACATCCATGCCGCGAAATGTGAAGCCTACGGCGGATCCTCGATTCCGTGGGCCGACCTCTCACAAGCGTCGAGGCGGTTGTATATCGAAATTGCGGCGGATCTGATTCGGCAGTTCAAACCGGATCGCACGTCGTCATCACACGAGACGCTGTTACGGTTGGTGCGCAAATGAACGGTTGGACAGCCCGACATCAGCCGTTCGCGGATTGGCTGCGCGCGAATGGCTACGTGCAAGAGGATCCGCCAGAAGGCAACTGGTGCATCGCATGGAGCACGCGTATCGGGATCGACTTCACGAATCTGGAGTTCTATCCGTGGACGAATCGTGCTGGCGTGCCGTGCGTGGACGCGATTGTCGGATGTCACGCGAGCGGGACGAATCCACGGCTGAACATCGGGACCTGCGAATCGCTCGATGACATAGCGACTATTCACGGAGCGATTCAACGCATCAACGGCTATCCCGAACGCGCTGAGCCTGACCTGATCGTGCTTCCGAAGCTTCCTGGTTGGTGTCCTCAATGCCATACCCGAGAAGCGTCAAAACATGAAGCCCCTTACTGTTCTACGATTTGCAAGGAAGCCGCAGAACGTGCGGCGCTGTATGACCGACGGTAAACCACAAGGAGACAGAATGCCTGTATTTGAAGTCGTGATCGTTCAGAAACCCACGAAGAAAGAAGCTGAGGACGGCGGCATTGAGAAGTTGCTCTTCGGTCCCAAGGCTGTCGTCGCGAAGGATGCGCAGGCGGCGGCGATTGGGGCTGTGATGGGCGGCGAGCTGTCGAAGGACGCGGATCTGACGCGCATCGATGTGCTGATCCGCCCTTTCAGCGCATGATGGAAGCCCAGAGAGCCGCAGCCCCTCAAAAGGCTGCGGTGCTTCCGTCACGCCATATGCCTGAAGAGTGGGCAGAGATACGTGGCGCGCAGCAGGCAAGTCCGTGGCAGCAACAGTTGACGACGAGCGGAACATCGGCAGCGTCGTATACGCCGACTGTGGTCAGCAATTACACGACGGCGCAGAACTTCAGCGCTGCCAGTCTGCTCAATCGGTGAAGCCGTCACCGGGTTGCATCACGTTTCATCTGTTAGTCGCCGAGCGGTTGTATTGCCCATTTTGCGGCCCCAGAGGTTTCTATGACCGTAGGCCAGCTCCAGGCACGATTGAGGGATTACCCGCTCGAGACGAAGATCCTGATTCTGGTGACGACAGCGGACGGCCAACGCGGGATCAACATCATGCCTGAGTTGATCGGCACGTTCGTGCGCCCGGATTTTGAGACGGTGCCGTCATCGGTCTTGCTCGTGCCTGAACACGAACTCGGTCAATGCTGATGGCGATTGGATACGGCACGGCTCAGCCTAAACCGGAACCGCGCAAGAAGGCGAAGGCGCGCAAGCTCCGGCTCCATCGGACGCACGTTCACGACGTGAGAGATTACGTGTTCAAGCCGACTCAGGCCGGCGCATTCGATGCACGAGCTGATTCCGCGTAGTCGCGGCGGGAAGATTTCGCGGGTCAATTCCGTCGCGGTGTGTGGCACTGGCACCACGTTATGTCATGGGCATTTACAAGCGCTACGAAATCAAGTGGATTGCGGAAGGACCGGAGCGAGCCGAAGGCGTCTTACAGTTCGTGGCGACGACGGAACTCGCCGCGAGTCATCTGCGGGTCGCGTTGGGGCATTGGATTCTGTCGGCACCGATGCGAGAAATCGAGGCGGCGGAATGAACGAGAAGCGCAAATACGACAGCACGGTCGCACGGATGGCCGGGAACATCGCTGGTGCGTTCATGGATCGCATGGTGGTGGTGCGTCAAGGCGATACGGTTGGATTCACCGCCGAAGACGTTGCGCACATCGCAGGCGGCTCAGTTCTCATCGCCCGCGCCATCATCGCGGAAGTCGAACGCACGGAACCGGAACCGAAGGTATGACGGGCCTGTTCTATCTGGCGCTCGGCGCGTCGATCATTGCCTGTCTGTTGCTCTATCGAAAGCTGGAGAAGGAAGCACGACACGAAGCATGGCTCCGCGATCATGAACGGCGCGTCAGAGGCGCTGGCGTGGATCTGAGTTGCTGGAAATGGCCCGCACAATGACGTGTCACGAAGATTCAGCGTGGACCGTATTAACGATGCTGTTCCTGTCGAGCATCGGCCTCTACCATTATGTGCGGTGGACGTGGCGCGTGGTGTCGGCCTACTGGCGGTATCTCCATGAATAGCTCTGAAATCGAAAGGCGGCAGTTCTTCGCGGATCGCCTCGCGGAGTATTTCCGACAGCATCCGTTGACGTGGATCTCCATCATGGATCTGATCCGCATTGGTGGACCCTCCTGGCGATCGAGAATCGCGTGTGATCTCAGACCGGAAAAGAAGCGCAACATGAACATCGTGTGGAACAAAAGCAACAAGGAATCGGCTTACCTCTACACGCCGTGGAAGCCGCTCGGACGGTCAGCCGAGACGGTGGCGCCAGCACTTCCACTTTTCGATCGAGACGGGCCGTGGCAACGATGACGTTCTGGGCTCGTCTGAATCGCGCGTCACGTTGGCCGATCATCATGTTCAGATGCCGGCGCTATCTCGGTTTGTCGTGGCGTTCATCGTGGCGCGCAACGCATCTATGGGTTTGGCGTGACTACTAAAAACTCGTGGCGGGATGTCTCAGAAGCCGAACTCGCCGCCAACAGAGAGAAACTTTTACGCGCGTGGACAATGGAACGCTACTCAGGGGACTGGATCTACCGCGCCGACCCAACGGAGATAAGTGACTGATGGCTAAGAAGAAGGCACCAAAGAACGATCGCGGCGTTCACTACTTCATCAACGTGACGGGTTTCCAAGACGGCACCGCCTACGCCGTCGCCGGAGATGAATCATTCCTCGTGATGAAGAGCGGAGAGCGAAGCGATGGCAAGCCCCCCATATCCCTTGAGACGGCGCGGCGTTTTGTCAGGCGTCGTGCTTGGAAGGAAGTCACGCAAGAGGAAGCCGAGACGCACGTTCGTATTTCTTCTCGGAAGTTTGAATCAGCAAAGGCGTTAGCCGCGGTAGATCCAGTCGGTGAGAAGGTCACAGGATGACCACGCGCGGATCTAAATCTTCGTGGCGTGACATGACTGAATCTGAACTCGCCGCCAAGGGGAAAGGGATCGTCAGAGGTAACGTGTCTAGCGCCAAGAAATTGACGGAGATTAACGACGAGTTGAACAAGCTAGACTGGGACCCGCCTCTAAAACGCGTCAGGATGCCCGTGGCGAAGACTTCAAAGTATCGGGCTGTCAGGACCGAAGTCGATGGGATTGTCTTTCACTCAGCCAAGGAAGCCCGTCGCTACGGGGAATTGAAGCTGTTAGAGAAGGCGGGCGAGATTACCGGTCTGATGCTTCAGCCGCGCTACGGGTTGTATATCCGCCCGTTCGTGCGAGAAGGCATCGCTGAAGCGGAGTTGATCCACTGCGGGAACTGGTTCGGGGATTTCCAGTATTACGACGCCAAGGGCGAAAAAGTGGTCGAAGACGTGAAAAGCCCAGCGACTCGGACTGCGCTGTATCGGCTAAAAAAGCGCATCGTGGAAGCACTCTATGGCTTCGAAATACGCGAAATTTGAGGACGGGGGACTGACGTGAGCGACCCACCGAGGATAAAAGAAGAAGAGAAGTTGACGCGCGTGGACACGATGGGTGGCCTCCTCGGCGAGCAGGAGAAAAAGGCCGAAGCTCCAACACGATGCGAAGGTCGGTATCCGGTGCCGTCGCCACGCGATGAGCCGTTCTTGGTGACCTATCGTTGCGCGCTGGCTGATGGACATCAGGGACCACACGGTGCTGAGCCTACCGGCCTCCTCGGCGATCAACAGGAGACACCGAACAAGTGAAGACGAAGATTTTATGTCGCGTTGACAGCCGACTGGGGTGATCCCGTCCGATGTCCACGCGTAAATCTCAACGAGGTCGTGAGTGAGTCAGCCAGAACAAAAGCCCGGACGGAGCAAGCAGGATTACGCGACGCCAGAGAACTTCATCGCGGCAACCCAAAGCTCGGCCAACGTCTTGAGCGAATGATGACCGATCCCGAGAATCCTGAAATTGGCGATTGGGTGAAGTGGGAGGATCTCTCCCGCCTCCTCGGCGACAAGGAAACACCGTGAACGACACGCCGATGATTCAGAGTCCAAAATGGTGGGAGTGGCTGTTGATTCTCGCGCTGGCGTGTGTGCTGGTCTGGAGATCGTTGTGAGCGATAAACCGACGACGGACGAGGATGAGATTTGTCGATGCGCGGAACCGGCTCCGTTGGCTCTCGGTGCTAAATGCCGGAAATGTCATCGCTGGACCGTCGTGTCGTTCAATATGAACACGGGCGAATTGCGCACCATTCCTTCCAATCAGCCGCGCGATGCGGAGGAGGAAGTGGACGCGAATACTCTTGGCCAGAAACGAGAACAGTTCACTCACCCGAATGATGTCCCACGGCGCGTGCGCGAGACGCTACGCACAGTAATCGCGGACGGACGCGGAGAGTCTACCCCTTCTTGGTCTTCAGCTTAAAGAACTGGCGGACACGTGGCATCGCGTACTCCACGTGAATGGTGCCGAACCCACCATGACCGATCTTTGGGGCATTGATTCTGGCGCCCTTGATCGACGTCGGGTCCGACTTGAACAGCTTTACGAACGCGCCTGGAGACAGGTCTTCCTCGCGTACGATCAGCGTCTCTGCATCGTCAAGCGTGCAATCGTCAGTCACTGGAGACATTGACATCAATATGTGACGGTCGTCTTCGTCGCTAGAAGCCCTCTTGAAGCGCCGCAATATCGGGGACATATGCTAATTTGGGGCCAAATCGCGGAATCCACGGCCGAAAAAGTAAAACCACAGAGTATACACATGGAAAGACGCGGATTGCACAGGATTCGTTGCAATTAGTCGCGCTCTTGGAGGCATCGGCAGATTTTTGGACGGCAGGGCGGAACCAGTATACATGCGACGCGTGTTCCATATCAAGACAGTGGGTATATACTGGAACAGGTTAGCGAGTTACCGTGCTGGGCTTATCGGAGGTAACATCAGAAGACTATCCACCTCCCAGGTTTAGGGCTTAAGTAATTCAAACTGAAGCACTACCAATCAGCATTGGCCCTGCTCGAGCACGTCGGCATACAAGCCGTAGCCGATGATCGCTAACGCTCTTTCCGTCATGGAGTCAAACTCCAGACGCTCGACCTTCCCTGACCCATGAAACTTGAAGATCGCATAATACTTAGTCATCTACCCTCACTTGTGCTTTGAGCATGTCCACGGTGTTCTGGAACGCGGTTTCGAGCAGTTCTGGCGAGAGCTTCAACGGGTAGACGCTACCGTTGCGCGCCATCCCCGCCATCACGCAGTCAGCAATGAAGTCCAGCACGTCGATCAGGTTCACGTCGGCCGGGATGCCGTCCTCCATGTTCAGATGATGACGATTTAGTTTCCTGTGACGGTCCCACCATTCGGTCTGTTTGAAGCCCGTCACGAAGTCCCGATGGAAACCCGCGATGTCCGTTAGTTTATCGGTGTCGTGAACCATGCCCGCGTTGAACAAAGCAGCAGCAAACAAATCGAGCGCCGCTCGCACGTCGTAAATATGCTGCACGGAGCTGGCGCGGAGCGTGTCCAAGCTGACATTGGCGAAGTCGCACGTTCTCGTATCAGCCGTCGCGCTTTTCGGAATGTGGATCATGATTTTCGCTCCTGACAGGCGGGAACACCCTCCCACCGCAAATATTAGTTCGTAAGCGCTTTGGCACCTGAGACTAGCGAACCACGCGCCGAGTTGATAGCAATCGAACGTCCAGCCTTGCGTCCGGCCTCGCGAGCGCTAGGGTTGTAGGTTGAGCCCGCACTACTGACGGTTCTGAGCTTCATGTTGGCCTTAACCCAGTCGGCCGTGCGTTCGGCGCGTTTGTCTATGAGCGCAAGCGCTTGGTTGACTCGGACGAGCGCTTGTGTGCTCCCGCCTTCAATAAATGACTGCACGGTCCTGGCTTCGCGCCTGAACGCTTCACGCTGGGCGTTGAGCTTCAGTCTGATGGTATCCACACAGCCAAGACGGAAGTTATTGCACCATGTGCGACCGCAGCCCGCGCCGTGCTCTTTCGTCAGCCGCTCAACCTGCTCCGCGATGTAGCCGAACAGATAGCGCACGGTGTTCGCGTCGGATGGACGCCCGATCAGATGAATCGATCCGCCTTGGTAATAGACCTTGCACGAATTCGCGCGCGCGATGGTGCTCGCCAGTGTCAAGCGCCACGTTGCGACACGTTCTCCGCGTGCATCTAGCGGAGCGCCTTTCGTGCCGAAGTCATAGATCGGTTCGGCGTCGGCGGTCGCTTCCTGATGGGCATCCACGGCCAATAGCGCGTCCTGTAGATTGTGCTCATCGATAAGCGACTGCGCTTTCGCTGCGGCCGCTGCCGCTTCGTGAGGATTACTAGATGCCGAGAGCCTGAGAAGCTTACGAACCAAGTCGAGCACATCTGCCATGTTTCAAAACTCCTACGCTGGTTGCGTCCAGCTCCCATCGGCGCCAGTAGTGTGCGCGCCATCAGCGATCCATTCTTTAGCCTGCTGTTCAGTGAGTTCAAACAGCGGCCACGGTCCAAGCGAGCAATCTTCGTGGAACGGATACACGACTCGGCCTTTGTCGCCGTGGTCTTCACCAAGCCAAACGACTCGGCCAGAAATGTCGCGTTTACAATCGAAACACGTCATTGCGTCCAGCTCCCATCGGTTGCAAGGGCCAGTAACAAGGCTTCCTTATCGCGGGCTTTGTAGTCGGTGGCGTGATTTTCGGCCGTCTCGAGATGGGCGAATAGTGCCTCTTCTGACCCATGGAACTTAAAGATCGCGTAATACTTCGTAGTCATTTGCCCTCAGCTTTCGCAATAGCCTGACGCGCGAGCTGTCCGAGCGGCGCATCGGTATCGCGGAAATGATTCACCACAGCTCTAGCCAGTTCAAACAGATCCGGCGCTGCCGCGATGAGTCGCGCATCGGCTGGATTGTGAACTGAGACGCCAGCCGTTGAGTCGTTGTGCCAGACACCAATCAGAACGATCGGAAATTCACCCTCCTGCGGGGCGCGTTTCCTTTGCCATGCGTCATAGAGTTCGCGGTTGATCAGCATTCCATCTTCATCGCCGTCGCGCTCCCATTCCCACGGCCCTGGCGTAAAACTCATGATTGTCGCTCCTGACAGGCGGGAACACCCTCCCACCGCAAATATTAGAAACTAAAGAAGATACCTATACGCGCGTCGGACTTTTCCACCCGTTGCCGGTCGGCTGGATCTACCGCGTCCAGCTATCGTTAGTCGCCAAGCGCCGGCAGTTCGGACAGCACGGACCGGTTGGTGTGAGCTCGAGAACCACGCTCAGATCGCGCATAAACAGGCACAGGCGGCAAAACTGTGGAGCGAGGGCCTTCGCCACGTCTGCCCAGGTTTCGCCGTTCCTGAGCCGTTTGGCCGCGTCCTCGGCCTGTTCTGCGTTCACGAATGAGACGCCGCGGTTTCGAGCTCGAGTCCAGCCGCCATCGGCTTTGAGATACATGGCATTAACCTCTGAATCCACCGAAGAAACCATATAGCCTGAAATTCACGTTACCGATGGCCGCATAGAGCTTCCAGCCCGCTGTGCAATACCAGCAATAACGGCCGACCTGGAAGCTATCGGAGCGACGCGGACTGCGGCAAAAGGGGCAGATCTTGTCGCGATTAGGATCACCGCCGAGCCGCTTAATGCGCTCGCGATTATGTAGGAGTTGATGATATGAAGCGTCCTGGCAAATTACAATCTGCGTAAGCGTGTGATGATGAACCTGTTCAGTCCGCTTTAAGAAGCGCCCCAGAACGGCCTCAGCACGCTTCCTATCGCGCCGGCGAGCGCTGACCGTCAGCTTATAGCGGTCGTTAGCCACGCTTCACCTTGGGCGTTTCTAAGCCGTCCTTAGCGTATGTGGCGAGCATCTGGAGTAGCACCCAGCGGAGCGTGTGGCCTTCCTTCGCCGCTCGCGCCTTCGCTGCGTGCCACGGATCGGACGGGATACGCTCCAGCAGGTAGCTGATGCCGCGCTCGCGCTTCCTCACTACTGATGTCATATAACACGCACTATACATACACCGTGCATGCACTGCAAGTGTGCGGGGCGGTGAGCGTATGCGCACACCGCAAGGGTGATGCAGCCACTAGTGAGCGCACACACCGCACACCCTATTGACATAGCCACGCGACTGTGAGTGAGAAGGGCCATGAATCACTATTCAGGAAACGGCGCGGATTGATTTCGCTTGACACGTATGATAAGCTAGCGCCTCTGTAAGCT